AAGGCATGGCAGACAGCAAACGGCCTCACTGCAGACGGCTCTGTCGGTCCTGTAACATGGAAGAAGATGTTCGGCTGATAAGGAGCCACTAAATGGCTGTTAAAATTCAATTAAGGCGTGGTACCGCTGCTCAATGGACCGCCGCTAACCCTATTTTGTATGAAGGTGAATTTGGGTTTGAAACCGATAACCGCCGTTACAAAATTGGTGATGGTGTTCATGCATGGAATGACTCTGTCAACCTTCCATATTACGCTACGGGTACCCTTACGGGTATAACAACCGCCTCTGGTTCAGGTCTTTCTGGCGGTGGTCTTAGTGGAACATTAACCCTAGCGGTTGACCCAAGTGTAGTAATCACTAAGGATTATGTAGATGGTCGTGGTGATCTTATTACGGCAACTACTAATAACACGCCAGCACTCCTCAGTTTGGGTACAGATGGTCAAGTTTTGATTGCTGATACCACAAATGGTGCTAATACCAAGGGTATCAAATGGGGTCAAATTACTGCCGCTGGTATTACTAATGACGCAGTCACAACTGTCAAAATCCTTGATTACAATGTTACTGCTGGGAAACTTGCGTCTGATTCAGTAACTACTGTAAAGATCGTTGATAGCAATGTGACTTTGGCAAAGTTGGCTACGGCTGTTCAAAACCTTCTTATCCCCGCAGGCACAATTGCCGCAACAGTTAAAGCAACTGCTGATACTGGTTGGCAGTTCATGGGTCAAACTTTGACTAATGCTGAAACTCTGTACCCAGCATTGTTTGCTGCTGCTCCAACTTCATGGCGTACAGGAACTGTGGGAACTCGTAACCTTGTGTTACCTTCAATGACTGACCGCACTTTATTACAAGCGGGTACAACAACTCTTGGTGTTACTGGTGGTTCAGCAACTATTACTGAAGCAAACCTACCTGCACATGTTCACACAGTAAACCCACCTAATACCAGTGTTTCTATTACTGATCCTGGTCACAACCACTCAGTTACTAATGGAACTTTGGTTGTTCGTCAAGATGGTGGTGGCGATGCAAAACTTACTGCCAACTCAAGTTACGGTCCGTACAATACTTATACTGTTTCTAATGTTTCAAATACAACAGGCATTTCTGCAACAGTAGATATTGCTCAGTTCAATTCAGGATCTGTTGGCTCTGGAAATGCTTATTATCAGCCACACTTGGCGGTTAATTACCAAATCAAGGCGCACTAATTAAACCATGGCTCGTAAGGGATTAGACCCAAACGCACTAGCCCGTATTCGGCACGACCTGAATACTGGATTAGATGACGCTAAGGTAGAGGCTCCAAGTGACCCCACGCAGTTTGTAAAGCCAAGTTTCATTGCCTCTGGTCATGACATTGGTCCTTACTTTGTTGGTACAGCAAAAGAGTACTATCAGGGACCTGCATTAAGCACCCGTGTATCTGCCCATAGTTTTATCCCTGTGGACTTTGATGGTGTACCATTTGTTGTCAAAAACCAAAGTGTTAATGACAATTACCAGCCACAAGGTGGGCAAATGCGTACAAGCAATGCTAAGTATGCAGACACTAAATTGGCTGATTATGAAAATGGTCCTTACGGTTTTGTTTTTGTAAGATTCCAACGACCTAGAGACCTTTTTGTGTATGGTACAGATGCACACATCCCATTGTCTGTATATCGTACATTTAGGGATTACTATTCAAAAGGAAGAGCAGTAACTCATATGCTTGAGTCATATGGGTATATGAACGCAAATGGTTTTAAATACGGAGCAGGAGTAGCAGGCATATAGATATGATATGGATATCAGTTTTAGTGTTAATCCTATTTGGAGTGACTATCGTCACAGTATGGAAAGGGTATCAAACCCTTAACAGCCTTTGGGTCATGGGTAATTTTTACTGGATCTTGCGTGATTCAGGAACATACAATCAACCCATATTGGGATTTGCGTTTATGCGTCAGATTTCAAGCCCATGGAAAACAGGTAGAGGCATTCAAATTCGTGTAGGAAAGTATGTCCATCAGATCGGCATCTGTAGGAAATCTCCTGAATTAGCAGAACAAGAAGGTCTCCTATACTCCATTCAAGGTAGAATTTTAGAAACACCTACTAACGAAATTGGGGATTGGCTATGAAGGTTTTTAAGCGTAAAGACGATCCTCAGGGGGATACAGCAAAGCCTGAGCAGATTGCCCGCATTGTCCGAATGGATAAGCCCTCTCTCCATAATTGGATGAATACAACCATTATGGGCTTAGGAGAGTCTTTTGATCGCTGGCGGTTCCACGGGGAACCAAAAGAAGAAGTAACCCAACACCTAAATGTACTTAATGCCATTTGGAAAGAATTAGACAACCGTAATAGTTGACTATACTTAGACAATGGAACAACCAGTAGTTGAAGAGGAAGAAGGTCTCCTTGCAGAAGAAATGCAAGAGGAACTTGATGAAACCTCTGCCGAATTCATTGACCAGTTAGTTATGAAACTTCTCCTCTTTACAGAGGAGTTCTGTGATATCACCTTATTCCCATATCAGGTGCCTATTGCTTATCGTTTTATTCAATCCATTGTCATTGGTGACGGTGAAGAAATGACTTTGGTGGCTACCCGTCAGTCAGGTAAGTCTGAAGTCATTTCTAATGTGTTGGCATCTATGATGGTCATCCTTCCTAAACTTGCCAAGGTATATCCAACATGGTTGGGAAAGTTCTCAAAAGGCTTTTGGTGTGGAGTGTTCGCTCCAACAGAAGACCAGGCAGATACGGTATTTAGCCGTATTGTGAGCAAGTTAACTAGCGACCACGCTATGGACTTCTTACTTGACCCTGAGATTGACGATAAAGCCGCCTCAGGTGGATCTCGTGGTAAAGGAAAGATCATCAGCCTTAAGCATTCTGGGTCACTCTGCCGTATGCAGACTTGTAACCCTAAGGCAAAGATTGAATCTAAGACCTACCATTTTGTACTTGTAGACGAGGCTCAGGAAGCCGATGAGTTTATGATTACAAAGTCAATTAAGCCGATGTTGGCGTTCAACAACGGAAGCATTGCTCTCACTGGTACGGCGACTCGTAATAAATCATATTTCTATAAAATGATTCAATTCAATAAACGCCGAGATGTCAATGCTCGCCGTGGTCACCGTCAAACCCATTTTGAGTACGACTGGCGAACCGCCGCAAAGTACAACGACAACTACGCAAAGTTCATCTCTAAAGAAAAGGTTCGTATTGGGGAAGACTCCGACGAGTTCCAAATGTCCTATTGCAATAAGTGGATCTTGGAAAAGGGAATGTTCGTTACGGATGACCGACTATCAAGCCTATATGACCCCTCTATGGGACTGGTTAAGCAATGGTGGCGTACCCCTGTAGTGGTGGGTATAGATGTGGCTCGCTCCAATGACTCCACCGTAGTTACGGTTGTATGGGTGGACTGGGATCATCCCGATGGGTTTGGTTTCTATGAACACCGTGTTTTGAACTGGTTAGAAATCAACAATGAGGAATGGGAATCTCAGTACTTTGAAATCCTTGACTTCCTTAGAAACTATGATGTATATCGTATTGGTGTGGATGCACAGGGCGTTGGTGGGGCTGTAGCGGAACGCCTACAAGTTCTACTTCCTCAAATTGAGGTAACCTCCATTTCATCTGATTCAAAGGCTCAGAACGAACGCTGGGTACACCTGACAGAACTTATTCAGCGTGGACAACTTGTAATTCCTGGTCATTCTAAAGCCCGTAGGGTTAGAACTTGGAAACGATTTAACCAGCAAATGCTGGACCTTGAAAAGGTATACCGAGGACCCTACCTTTTGGCTGCTGCCCCTGATGAAAAGGGAGCGTTTGACGACTACCCTGATAGTCTAGCAATAGCATGTGCTATGTCTTTTGCTGATACAATGCCAATGGTCACTGTTGCGGATAATCCGTTTTACAGATGACATACTTTAAACATGATAATCTTATATACAACAGTTAACGATTCCAACAGGAGGAACCGTATATGAATGTGGCTCCCGCCCCTATGTTCCCAGAGCGTACACCCAGCATGTTTGAGCGTACGCTTGCTCCAAGTATTCCAGGTAACCGTGGACCGCTTCGCTTTGAAGAAGGCGTAGCCACCGATACCGATGTTCCATACGACTTTGGTGTTGGTGCTTACCAAGATCCCGCTCCGTCACCGATGCGTATGAACCACAACAACCCTGAGATGTTCTACAAGTACCCCGAAGAAACCATGCGTGAGCGTGCTCATGTTGGTTCGGCTACTTGGATTGAAGCCCCAGCAATGTTGGGTGACTTCGTTAAGGGTGCAACGGCAGGTGATGCTATCCCGACATTTGAATATGTCTATAACACGGGTATGCACATGAACCGTCCAAACCCTACAGTCGTTATGGACTGAACTAATGGCTGACCCGCTTGAGAGTGTCTTTGCAACTGTACAACCCTCTGATCTTGATCTAAGTAAGGCTGGGATTGCAAGGGCATACAATCATTTTCAAGAGTTTTCAAGAACTTTTGAAGGTGCACACCCCCGAACAGGTGCAACTATCGTTGGTGGTCGTACTCCTTATTTGATGACCACCAGTAGTGCAAAACTTCGTCATAACGCAAGTGCTCCTGAAACTCGTGGTATGTCACAGATTGTTCAGTACTCTGCTCCTGCAAACGAGGCTAATGCTGCTATTCGTATAAACAACATAGTTCGTGGTATGCGTGGTCAAGAGCGTATTCCTATGGTTAACTCGTGCGCTTGTTCAACACCTGGTTGTCGTGCTGCTTGCTTAAGTGGTTCGGGTCAACTTGGTTTCCCAGCACAACAACATGCTTTGCGTGTTCGTACTGCTTTTGCTGCTGCTCACCCCGACAGTTTCTTAACTGTGCTTCACGCTAACTTGTTGAAGTTCCAAGGGCAGGCTAGAGAAGCAGGGGTTGCTCCTGTAGTCCGACTTAATGGAACTACAGATGTTCGTTATGACACCCTACCTACAGCGGACCTTTTATTTAGGGAACATGGTCGTGACAAAATCCAATTCAATGAGTATACAAAGCATAATACTCGTGGTGCTTTAAGTGACGCTGACTTAGCAGGTGAAGCGGCTCGTTTTGCTCGTACCCCTAATTTGTATGAAATTCCCAGCATGAATGAGTTCACAACTCCTGACCGTGTTTCACAATGGCGTTCTGCTGGAAGAAACTTTGCTGTTCCTGTGGATATCTCTGAGCGTCATAGAGTCTTTGGAGGACAGCAAGAAGCCATGCCCGCAGGACTTCAATTCCATTTTGGTGGGGTAGGACATGATGTAGTAAGTGGTTACCGACATGACATGCGTTTCTTAGACCCTCAAGGTGGACATGCTGTAGTTCTTCCTGTCCGTAGATTAACTACTGGAGAAGACCAGGTGACTTCAGGAGAAGATTCATTTGTTCGTCCGATTAGTTCGCTTACTCATTATGGAGAAGCCTTAGATCCAAAAGACTTGCTCAAGAAGAGTAAATAGTTAACTTTTCTTTTCTGCTATCCTCAGTACTCCCCCAACAATAAAGGAGTACTGGTGCACCCAAGCGATGTATACCAAACCATTGAATATTTAAGTAGAGTTATCCCACGGGGGCATCAAGAAGAATTGGATATACTTCGTTTGATAGACTCATTGAAGAACCTTGCAAAACCTGCTAAGGGGAAAAAAGCGGCTTAAGTCGTTGTTTACAACTAGGAGCATAAAGTGGACAAAACTAACGGTCTTATAGAAGACTTGGAAAGTCGTAATAACTTTGATACTCGTCAAAAGTGTGCATTTACTCGCATTAAAGAAAACATGTCTGAGGACGAGCGAGAAGCAGTACTTAAGGCTGAGGAATCAATTATCAACGATAGAGGTAGTGGGCGTGCCCGCACCTATTCATGCACTTGGTTATCTGGAGTGCTTATTAAAAACGGATACCCTATCAGTTCTAGTACTATCCTTCGTCATATGAATGGACGGTGCGGCTGTGAGTGATTTACTTAAAGATTTAAATGACCAAAATGGTAAACACAAACTGGGTCGTATTGCAGACCTTCTCAAACAAAACAATATTGATTTAGAAGATGTTGGAAATATCCAACGAGTTTCTCTCTATCAGTCATTGACAAAGAATGAAGATGGTGAAGCAGAGGTCCACGACCTCACTGCTATCCAATTTAGTCCTAAGTGGGAATCAGGTCCTGAATGGCCTGTAATTGCTCAAGGACCACAATACAAACTGCCTGCATCTAAAGCAGAATCAAAGCCAAGTACTAGTGAGTACAAGACAGCGGTAATCCTTCCCGATATTCAAATTGGGTTCTATCGCATGAATGATGACACTTTGGATGCAACCCATGATGAAGAAGCCTTATCAATTGCTTTAGCAATTACAAAGAGCATCAAACCTGACAAGATCATTTTGTTAGGTGACAACTTGGACTTCCCTGAGTTTGGTAAATACCGTTTGTCTCCTGCTTACCAACGAACTACTCAAGCAACAATTGATCGGGCAACAACATTGTGCGCTCAACTTCGTGCAGTTGCTCCAAATGCTGAAATCATATGGCTTGCAGGTAACCATGAAGAACGACTACCTCGTATGTTGATTGACAATGCAGTATCTGCATTTGGATTGCGTAAGGGTAACGCACCAGAGTCCTGGCCCGTGATGAGCGTTCCATATCTGTGCCGTATGGACGAGTATGAAATCACTTTCAAACCTGGATATCCAGCATCTCACTATTGGGTTAACGAACGCCTAAAGATCATTCATGGTGACAAGGTAAAGTCATCAGGATCCACAAGTCATATGTACCTGAACTCTGAGAAGACTTCTGTCCTCTATGGACACATTCATCGTCGTGAATGGAATGAGAAGACTCGTGAAGATTGGGATGGAGCCAAAACCATCATGGCTGCATCACCTGGTTGCTTGGCTAAGACCTCAGGAGAGGTACCTAGTACTAAGGGTGGTCTTGATCTAGATGGTCGTCCATTGACTGTTGTTGAAAACTGGCAACAGGGTCTAGCGGTTGTTACCTATCAGCCTGAAGGTGATGCCCGTTTCTTTTATGAGCAAGTGCCTATCCATGACGGTGAGGCTTTCTATAGAGGAAAGATTTACTATGCACAAAAAGAAGATTAAAAAAGGGGAACGCTATCCCAAGTTGGTCATCATTACATGGCTTGATGCCTTTGATGGGCCAACTGGGTGGCTTTACCTAGAGGAGTACAAACCTAAGGGTGTTAAACCTATTACGACAGGTTGGCTACTTCCTGATTTCCTTGAAGGCTACACAACAGTAGTTTCTACCTATCTTCAAGATTTCAATGAGAAGTGCATTCTCTATAGTGATCCTGTACATATCCCCAATGGAATGGTACAATCTATAACATACATAGATGTTCCTGATAGCATTGAGGGGGTACAATAATGTGCTCCCTAGTCTTTAGAGGTCCTAATGCCCGTTGATTTCTGGTCACCAAGTTACAGAGCAAGTTCCAGTGACTTAACTGTCTCTGTATCTCCACTTGGTCTAGTTGAATTAGCGGATGAGGAATTTGAAGTTCATGGTCCTCGTCTTAACCGCTATTCAGCCTGCTGGGCATGGTATTTAGGGCATCACTGGTCGTATCGCCGTGAGATGGGTGAGCAAAACATCACCCTTAATTACACTCGCACCCTCTCGGATTACATTACAAACTTCTGTTTTGGTAAAGGTGTTCAGTGGAAAGTACCTGAGCAAAACGCCGCTATTATCCCTCACCTCCTTCAAACAGTGTGGGAAATACATAACTCAAAGCACTTTGTTATGTGGGAAATGGGCCAACTAGCAGGTGTAACGGGTGACTGTTTTGTAAAGATTGCTTATGAAGAACCTTATGTGGACTCCATTGGAATTACCCATGAAGGACGCATTCGTGTTATTCCATTGAACCCAGCACACTGTTTCCCTGAGTATCACCCTCACGACCGTGACCGTCTATTGCGGTTCAAATTGAAGTATCGCTTTTGGGGAACCAGTCCTGAGGGAACTCGTCAGGTGTACACCTTTACTGAGATTCTGACCGATGATGTTATTGAGCAGTACATCAATGATGAACTAATTGACCAGTACCCTAATCCAATTGGTCAAGTTCCTGTAGTCCATATCCCCAATACAACCATCTCATCGTCCCCTTGGGGTCAATCAGATATCTGGGATATCATTCCGCTCAACCGTGAACTGAATGAAAAGATGACCGAAGTATCGGACATCATTAACTATCACGCCGCTCCCGTCACCATCATTACAGGTGCTAAAGCAAGTCAACTAGAGCGTGGACCTAAGAAGGTTTGGGCTGGTCTCCCTAAAGAAGCCAGTGTCTTTAACCTAGAGTCCCGTGGTGAAATGGCTGGGGCACTTGAATACATCAATTTCATCAAGCGTGCTATGCATGAAATTACGGGTGTTCCTGAGACAGCCCTAGGTCAATTCCAGCCTGTGTCTAACACCTCAGGTGTAGCACTGGCTATCCAATACCAGCCTTTGATGAACCGCTACATGATGAAGCGTATTCACTTTTCAAAAGGTCTTGAAAAGGTTAATGAACTGATCATCAAAACAGCAGTGGTATTTCAACCAGAGTTATTGGTATTTAACCCATTAACTTCTGAGGCTCCAGAGAAGGATCAATTAACTCAACTAGACCCCGCTGATCCATTGACCTACCAAACTGAATGTCATTGGCCTGAACCGCTTCCTGTTGATGTGCTTATCAAACTTAATGAAGTCCAAGCCAAGATGGCTGTTGGATTGGAATCTAAACGAGGTGCTTTGCGTCTATTGGGTGAAGAATTC